CTGTCTTTTCAATATTTAAGCCGTGTTTTAGAGTGTCTAAATCTACACCTTTGTCTAGCGCATAATTAAAAGCGATTTTTGCCATGCCTGTGTGGAAGATTTCATTATCAAGTTTAAAATCATATGCCACAATTTGTAATGGTAATTTAGATATATCTGTTTTTAATTCACGACTTAAATCAGGACAGCCCGCAACCTTTCCATTTTTGATGAATGCGTCATATATTTTATTATTGTATAAAATTTTGCCAGTACAAGAAGGCGTTGATTTTGTGTTGTTGGTTTTGGAAAAATTATCTATCTTGCCAATAATTGGATTAAATATTTTTGTAAATGGGGCATCAATACAACGACTGATATAGTTATTACATTCTGGACAACAAATGTCCTCTGATTCATATAGACCACCCAGCGCGTTCTGTATAACGTGTTCACGACTGCGCGTTGTAATTTCTTTTCCACAATAAACACAATTTTGTCTGGACATTGTAATTTTAGTTTAGTGCAAATATATATTTTGTCAATGTTATACATTGTTTATAACAAAATAAAAAACGCTCCGAATATGGAGCGCTTTTTATTAAAGTTATAAGCTTAGAACATATAACGTGCACCGACTTTGATTTCGTGGGCATATACAAATTCTTCTTCAACTGTTGAAGAGTTAAATCTGTAGCCGATATCCAAAGCCCAGTCTTCGTTGAAGTTGTATGTAGCACCCAAACCAACTTGCCATTCAAATTCTGTCAGAGTATCGTCGGCAACCGTCATTTCACCAACAGGAATTTTTTCTGCAATTGGCTTCATGTATTGGTCTTCTAACATCCCAGCCAAAACAGCTTCATCAAATCCTAGATTAACTATTGCTTTCTGTTTGTATGTACCTAAACCAATACCTGCACCAACGTATGGTGTCCACTTTGAACCTGATATTGCAAAGTCATAATAGAAGTTTGCCATATATGAGTTATGTTGAACAGATGTAGAAGTGGAAATTTTTCCAGGAAGGGCGAATTCCATTGGAGACGTCATTTCAACTACATTGCCTTCAAAAATTTCATAGTTATCTTCGGAAGCGCTACGAACAGCGATCTCTAATTCACCACGGACATTGCCGTATTTAATACCTGCGGTAAATTCACCTGCAAATGCCATATCAAAATCCATATCATCGCCAGCGTTTGCAACGAATGCATTGCCATATGTATCTGGGTTCGTTGGGGTTATTGCACTTTTATCAAATTTTACGCGCTTTGCTGTTGTGCCAGCTTTATCAATTACGATACCTAAACCAACGTATGGGGTAATTTCTGCTGCAAAGGCTGATGGGGCAAACATTGCGGCGGCCATAAATAACGCTAATGTCTTTTTCATTGTTTCTCCTTACTGTATTCTTTAGGTAAAAAAACCTAAACAAGATATATGAAAACTAAAACATATTGTCTTTTAAGTCAATGGAAAATATAAAAAACACCGGCAAATGCCGGTAAAATTTTAATTTGATTCTCGCCACGTAACGCATTCAAATAATGTGTTTATAGTACTACGTAAATTATCATCGTCAAAAAATTGATTACGTTGTTCAGGCGTCGTGTTATGTGTCGAATCTTCAAAATGAGGTACATATTTTTGTACTGCAAACTTTCTTACGCCACGATTATGTAAATCGTTTGCTATTTCTATTAAATCAAGTTTGGTAATAAAACGTGGATCACATGTTATACGGACTTCAAAATCCTTACCTGTTGCCAACCATGTGTCCAGGCTTCTTATCATATGGTCATGTGCAATATTTTGACCGACTAACTCTGGATATTTGCTTCTGGTTGCTTTGTAATCTAATCCAATCCAATCAACAATATCAGAAGCTTTTTGTAATGTCTCTGGATAAAAACCGTTGGTATGCAAGCCAATTAGGAAACCTAAATCTTTGACGCGTTTCATATAATCAATCAGCGCATCACCTTGCATCAAGGCTTCACCGCCAGAAAAAACGACGGCCTCTAATTTACCAACCCTAGATTTTAGCCATTCAAATACTTTCTCTGGGTCGTATTCACCGTCGTGAACAGTCAACAGATGGGGATTGGAACAATAAGCGCAACGCAATGGACAACCAACCAGAAATACAACTGCTGCCAGTTTACCGGGGTAGTCTATTGTTGTGAATGAAACCAATCCACCAATCTGAATCTCTCTCATAATTATGCAGCTTTTTTCATCAATTCAGTATGTCTTTGACCAGCTGTCAAACTGTTGGCTTCTGTGAAAGTTTTTCTTTCGCAAAATTCAGAATATTTACCAATGTTAAAATTGGAAACTGGTCTGATGAAACCCATAGAACGTGAGAATACTTCACATGGTGTTCTTTGCGTGTTTTCTGTAGCTGTCATAATATTTTTCCTCCCTTTCTTTTTTGTAGTGTTTTGAAACTGTTTTATTCCTTATGTTCCGCGTTTTGGTTAGCTGCAATTTCTGCATCACACTTTGGGCAGAATTCATGACGTCCCGGCAAATACCCGTGTTTCGGACAGATTGAGAATGTCGGGGTCAATGTCATATATGGAATCTTGTAATTTTCAAATATCGTACGAACGATTTTCTGTGCGGCTTCACCAGAAGATACAGGTTCACCCATATACAAGTGCAACATTGTACCGCCTGTATATTTACGCTGCAATTCTTCTTGGTGTTCCAGCGCAACGAACGGGTCGTCTGTATAGTTTACCGGTAATTGCGTAGAGTTCGTATAATATGGTGCATCCTTTGTACCTGCTGTGATAATGTCTGGGAAGTTCTTTACGTCCGTTTTCGCAAAGCGGTAAGAACAACCTTCGGCAGGTGTAGCTTCCAGATTATACAAGTTGCCTGTTTGTTCTTGGAATGTGGCCAAATTCTCTCTGATAAAGTCCATCAAATCCAAGACTAACTTTTTACCAAACGGTGTTGCGATATTTTCTTTGCCATTTGTAAAGTTCAAAACCATTTCATTTGCGCCATTTACACCAATTGTAGAGAAGTGGTGGTTCCAATTACCTAGATAACGGCGAGTAAATGGATACAAACCACGCTCCATATTCTTTGATATTATACGGCGTTTAATTTCCAGTGCATCACGACCTAAATCCAATAAGCGTTTTAGTTCACGGAACAAACCTTCACGGTCACCTTTGTGCGTATAACCAAGACGCGCCAAGTTTATCGTAACCACACCGATAGAACCTGTCTTTTCTGCGGAACCGAATAGACCACCGCCACGCTTTAGCAATTCGCGAACGTCCAAACGCAAGCGGCAGCACATAGAACGTACATCTGTTGGGTTCAAGTCAGAATTTAAGAAGTTCTGGAAGTTTGGAATTCCGTACTTTGCGGCCAAATCAAACAAAGGTTTAACATTTGGATGATCCCATGGGAAGTCATTCGTAATGTTGTATGTTGGGATTGGGAAAGTAAATGGACGTCCCTGTGCATCTCCTTCTGTCATAACCTCTAAGAAGGCTTTGTTGATAATATCCATTTCTTTCTGTAAATCACCATATGTGAAGTCAACTTGTTTTTTACCAACAAATGGACGCTGATTCTTCAAATCTTCTGGGCAAGTCCAGTCGAATGTAAAGTTTATAAATGGCGTTTGTGTGCCCCAACGACATGGTACAGCGCAGTTAAATATCAAGGTCTGCATAGCATTCTTTACGTCCGCATAAGATAAATTATCAACACGTACATAAGGAGCCAAATAAGTATCTACGGATGAGAAAGCCTGGGCGCCAGCAAATTCATTTTGCAAAGTTCCCAAGAAGTTCACCATATGAGAAATAGCTGTTGCCATGTGTTTTGCCGGTTCGCATTGTAAATAGCCTGGGACACCGTTGAATCCTTCATACAATAATTCACGTAAAGACCAGCCAGCACAATAACCCGTCAGCCAACCCAAGTCATGAATGTGTATGGCGGCATTTTTGTGTGCTTCAGCAATTTCTTTTGGGTATAAGTTCAACCAGTATTCAGCAGTTACGCGTTCACTGGTGCGTAAAATTAAACCACCAATAGAATATCCGATATTTGCGTTTTCTTTGATGCGCCAGTTAGAACCACCTACATAACCTTCAATAACTTCAACCGCGTCAACGTAAGAATCACGAATCTCCGTACGTTTTTGACGATATATAATATAAGACTCTGCGGTTTTGTATGCTTTTGCATCCATCAGAGCCTCAATAACAGATTCTTGAACATCCTCAACAGTTGGATTTTTGTCTGTAAACTTTGCTTCCAACTTGTTCAAGGCGTTCTGGGTGATATCAACTACCTTTTCGTCGGATATTTCGTGTGTTACAGCAACTGCTTTCTTTATTGCGTCAAAAATTTTCTTCGAATCAAACGGAACAGATTCACCAGAACGCTTTTGTACCACATTCAGACGTGTTGTAAGTGTCGGAATAATCTGTATTTTGTTATCATTTTCTGGCGTAGACATTTTTACACTCCGATATCATAAAAACTCAATATATAGTGGTTGTTTTTATTGTTTTATAACAATATATAGTATAAGTAATTTGTGGGCAATATATAAAAAATAAAAAATTTTTCATTTTTTGCTTTACTTTTTAAAAAGGGGATTTTCTGCCTTATTGGGGCCGATGCGATTCATATGAATCGCATACTAAACGAAGTTTTGTGTCAACAAAAAGCATTTTTTTAGATGGGAAATGATTCGTTTTCATCAAAAAAATACAAAATATAGATATTTTTATACGAATCTTTGACTATATATTGACGAAAAGTTATAAGTATGTTTTTTTGACAAGGTTATTTGTTGTTTTTGTGGGGATAAAAAGCATACAGGCTAAAATAGGTTGTTTTTCCTGCTAAAAAATGTATATAGTATTTACTGTAAGTCGTTGTCATGGTGATTGCGACACAACAAAGAGAGTAAGTAATAATGATGAAAAACATATATGACATGTTGCATCAGGTATGTATGCAGAACAAAGACCGTATTTTCTTTGTCAGACAGAACGAAACCTATGCAGAATTGTTAAAGAAAGTAAAGCAACGCGCTGTCTTGCTGGCTAAAAAGTTTGGTATCAAGCAGGGGGACACAGTTGCGATTTTGTCTGGTAATACACCTGACTTCATTCGTTCATACTTTGCGATTACATCGCAGGGGGCTCGTGTTTTGATGTTAGATACAGGTTTATCAACTGCAGAGCACTTGAATATGATAAAGCGTACGAAGTGCAAATTGGTATTGGCACAACGCGATAATTTCATAGAAGGTGGTCCAAAGATGTTTGATATTGAATCTGTGGACGATACAGATGCGCGTGAATTTACGGCTGCACCGGTTAGTCGTGAAGAAATCGCCATGTTGTCTTTTACGTCTGGATCAACTGGGAATCCGAAAGTTGTCGGTTTGACGCATGATAATATTATATCTTTGGGAGAGGGGGCTTTGTTTTACAAGCCTGTAATTCATCCAGGATATACCTTCTATGGTTTCCTGCCGTTATATCACATATATGGTGTAGTTATCAATATAGTTGCACCGTTGGTATTGCAGGGTAAGTTATTATTACAACCAATTTTAAATCCGCGTGAATTTTTGGAAGACTTTAAAAAGTACAAACCAGAAGTTATTCCTGCTGTTCCAAGAATTTGGGAAACTTTCTATAAGAAGATTATAGATGCTGCAAAGGAAAAACACGTTTACACATTCATGCGTATAGTTATTTCCATGCGTAGAGTTTTACGGTCAATTGGTTTAGGTTTTGTTGTTGATAAGGTGACTAAGCCTGTGCACGACTTGTTTGGCGGCAATACCAAAGTTCTTGTGTCGGCTGGTGCAACATTGAAGCCAACTATTCGCAAATTCTTTGAAAGCTTAGATTTTGTTGTTGGAGATTGCTATGGCTTGACAGAAACAACGGGACCAGCGAACTTTAATTTCGCATTTCGTATGCCAGATGGTTCTATGCACTATGCAGGGCCATTGCCAGGAAACGAAATTGAAATTCACAACCCAGATAAACACGGTGTTGGTGAAATATGGGTTCGTGGTAATTTGGTTATGCCGGGATACGTTGATAATGACGAAGCAAATGCGGCGGCATTTGAAGACGGGTGGTTCAAGACTGGCGATTTGGGTAAATTAGATAAGTATGGTCGTTTGATTGTGAAGGGCCGTAAAAAACAAGTCATTGTTTTGGACAGTGGCAAGAATGTTTACCCAGATGAATTGGAAGACTTATATATGCAGAACAAAGAAATATTGGCTGCTGCGGTGTTTGAATACGTTATAAAGGGCAAGACAGTACCTTTTGCTGTATTCCAAGTAAAGCCCGGTACCAGCATTGCAAAAGTGGCGACTTTGTTAAAGGCGTCTAATTTAAAGATTGCGCCATATAAATGGGTACATCACTTTGCGATAACAGAAGAAGAATTGCCGCAAACTTCGGCGCGCAAGATTAAACATTTCGCAGTTCGCGAAATGTTGGATCAGGGCGCATTCAAAGTGGCGGCCCAACAGTAAAAGTAAATACGGGGTATATCCCCGTATTTTTTTTAATATCTCATTGACAAATTTTTGAAATGTACTATATTCTCTGGTGGTAAGAGGAAAAATATGAAAAAACGTGCGAGCAGGGAATTATTCAATGTTTTAAAATCTTTGGTGGACTACCGTGTTCCCGATTTAAATCGTCGTGTTGAACGTGGGCAAGCTTCTGCCGAAAAGATTAGACTGTTACAGTCTCAGATATCAAACGCCCAGCAGTATATGTGCAATAACAGATATGACAGGGCAGAGACTATGGAAACTGTTGCTGAGATTGCTGAATACGAAAGCGAAATTACGCAATTGCGTCCTGTTTGTGCGGATGCTAGTTTTGCAAGCATGGAATTAAAAGCGGCAAGTAAGTTTTATGCAACGTATAATATGTTGAACCGGGATTGCATGTTGGCTCAATTACGTAAAGAGTATTCAGATTTGGAAAACAGGGCCGATAGATTAGATGATTTAATTTTTAGTTGCGAAGTGAACATGAATCCGTTTGAACGTTCTTTGGCGATATGTGAACAGGCCATTAAAGACATGGAAGAATACCGTGAAGAACGGGACATGATAATTAAACGTATGCAAGACATAACAAGAGAAGTTCATAAATTGAATGGTAGATAATAAAAATGCGCCTTTGGGCGCATTTTTATTTGCATATTATTATGTATGGTGGAAGAGAGCGTTCTTCATCTATTTCGCTATCGCCGCAATCCATGCAATTAAATTTTCTATTTTGTGAGTGTCGGGCGTCAAGTGGTACAGAACGCCCCTCGATTGCGCTAACTTTACTGGCATAAGAATATGATGGGAATCCGAAATAGAATCCTTTGCTTGCACCGGTACATTCATCGGGGTCGCCAGGGTAGCATGATGGTGTATTTATTTTTGATGGGTCTGGAATGCATGATGTTTCGCATGTATCGTAGTTAGTAACCATTATCTCGCAGTCTGTGCAAGAAGAAGACGGAACACGTATAGTTGTTCCAACTGCACCAAATATTGCACCCTGATTTAGGCTTTCACATTTCTTTGTTGGCGTTGTTACACTTGGGTCTGTAACGCATTCCCATTCCAGGGTTGTATAATT